ATCTCATCAGACAGCCACAATTAATCAAAATTCATAAAGATAGAGTGTTGCGTTTTGATGGTGAATGGTTACCATATCGCATTAGACAAAGAAACTATGGATGGGGAATGAGTACGCTGCAAAGTGTATATGATAGCTTTCGTTTTTATTCCACTGGTATTAGCTCTGCCGCAACATTACTAACAGAATTTGATATTTTTGTACACAAACTACGTGGCCTTTCTTCTATGTTGGCTGCCGGTAAAGAAAACGATGTAAGAGATCGCTTAGTGTTAAATGATATGAGCAAAAGCATTTATCGTGGCTATGCAATTGATGCAGAAAAAGAAGAGCTTGAATTTATTAGCAGAAATTTTGGTGGTGTTGGTGAAATATTAGAAAAGCTTCGCATTGATATTATTGGAGCCTCACAAATACCACATACAATTTTGTTTGGTGAAAGTCCTGGTGGTCTTGGTTCTACTGGTCGCAGTGAAGAACGTGACTTCGCTAAACATCTTGGTGATTACCAATCCACGCATTACAAAAGATCATTACAACATCTAATAAAGATTTTAATGCTGAGTAAAGAAGGCCCAACGAATGGCAGATTGCCTGAATCATGGCGGATTAAATTTAATGATCTATTTGAACTAAATGAACGCGAAAAAGCTGATGTTAGAGCGCGTGTAGCTGCTGTTGATGGTCGCTATATACAACTAGGAGTGCTTCATCCAAAGGAGGTGGCAGACGCTCGTTATGGCGGCTCTGAATGGTCAATGGAACTCACTCTCGACCCATCGCTTCCTCGTGAGCTTCCGGCTCAGCCGGGAAGTGGTGCAGGTCCACAAGAAAGTGGCAAGCCTGCAATTCCAGTTGGTGGCCGTGATCCATTAGATGAAGAGAATGGTACCTTACCGATGGATGGCAGTCGTGAAGTGGAAGATGCTGCTGGCTTATTTCTTCCTGGTGACTTGGAAGAAGTGCGTGGTGATGTGAAATTTACTGATGAAGCTCTTCATAGCCGTGCTGTAGCAGCAGCAAAAGCAAAATTTAAAGTATGGCCATCAGCTTATGCCAGTGGTTATGTAGTGCAACAGTACAAGCGGATGTACAAGGAGAAGCATGGCTCCACTAGCGGTGCATTTAAAGGTGACGATGGTGAAATCAATGAAGATGATCTGGGTAAATGGTTTAAAGAAGGTTGGGTAAGGATTGGTGCTAATGGTGAAATAATGGGACCATGCGGCGGGCGCGGAGAGAAGGAAGGTAAGCCAAAATGCCTCCCTGAAGCAAAAGCACAAGCTTTATCAAAAGAAGAGCGTCAAACAATTGTTGCCCGCAAGCGCAAAGCTGACCCTGACCCTGAGCGCAAAGGACCAGCAAAAATGGTTAGCAGCAAAGTAGACGCCAAAGATCCAGCAGCACATTCATATGCCACTAAAGAAGAAGCTTTAGCAACAGCAAAGAAAATTGGTTGCAATGGCTTCCATCAAGAAGAAGGTGAAGATGGTCCAATATTCATGCCGTGTTCTACGCATTCGATATTCCTTGAAAAGCATGAAGAATTTCTAGCAACTAAAGAAGATGCCATCACTCCAGTGAAAGCTGAAGGGGTGATGTTGGCTGATATTGATGAGGCTGCATTTATTTCAGATGAAGATATTGAAAAGGCAATGCAGCAATGGAAGGAAGAAGCACCAGCTAAATTTAAAGAATTGCTGGAAGCTGATAATGTTGAATGATTTAGCTGCTTTCAGTAATGCCATAATGTCCACCAGGATGGACGCTGAGTGGTCTTATGACCGCAAAGTTGGACGTTATCGAAACGAAAAGGGGCAATTCTTAAGCAAAAAAGCAGTTGGTGCTATTGTCGATGGTCGCATCAGCAAGCTTGAGCAACAGCTAAAAAGCTTTACAGAGAAGCTTGTCAATGGTTCTATAACCTTGGATCAATGGCAAGGTAGTGTGCGTGAAGCAATTAAAATCGCTCATATACAAGTTGCCACGATTGGCTATGGCGGTAAAGCTGAAATGGGACGTAGCGAATATGGCCGTATTGGTCAACGTCTACGTTCTGAATACACCTACCTGCAAGGGTTTGTTCGTGATTTAATTGATGGTCGTATTTCAGCACCAATGGCAATGGCGCGTATTGGCCTGTACGCACAAAGCGTTCGTGGCTCGTATTGGCAAGGCACTGAGATGAAGGAGCAGCAACGAGGCTTTTCGATGATGAGGCGAGTATTAGATAATCAAGCAGTACATTGTCAGGACTGCATTGGTTATGCGGCTCGCGGGATTGTTTCTATTGGTAGCTTGCCTATGCCTGGTGTGCGTTGCGAATGTGGTGCCAGATGCAAATGCAGCGTTGTTTATTATCGCGGCCAGGCGCAAGTCGTCCCTGTTTGATTTTGCCATTATCATCAAGCAAGATTGGTTTTTTTTGTGGCAAAAATCCTTTATTGCGGCGACGCTAGCGTTCAAACTGGGTTTGGACGAGTGGCTGAAAATCTATTGCCTGAGCTAGCTAAAAAGCATGAAATTCATGTGATGGCCACTAATTGGTTTGGCGATCCAAGCCCAATGCAAGAATATTGCAAAATGTATCCAGCAATGGTTGGAGGCACTGATCCATTTGGTAGCCATCGTCTTCCTGAATTAATCGCAACTGTTCAGCCTGATTTTATTTTTGCTGTTAATGATATTTGGGTGCTAAATACTTTATGGGCTAAAGCCGCTCCTTATAAGGAGCAATTTAATTTCAAATGGTATGGTTATTTTCCTGTTGACAGTTATGGCTTTTATCCTGAAGTATTTAATAAATGCAATGAATGGGATGGCATGGGAACTTATACTCAATTTGGCTTAGAAGAAATTCGCAAAGCTGGATGTGAGTTGCCTTGTGATGTTATTTCCCATGGTATAAATCATACCAATTTCTTCCCATTGGATAAATCGGAATGCAGGAAAGCGCTAGGGATAGAAGATGATCTATTTGTTGTATTTAATGGTAACAGAAATCAACCACGAAAACGCATCGATCTTACTATTAAAGCTTTTATTGAATTTGCTTTAGATAAACCTGACGCTCGATTATGGCTAAATATGGGAACTAAAGACCAAGGGTGGGATTTAATTCCTTTATTTAAGCGTGTTGCTCGTGATTATGGTTACGATCCTGCTGGTAAACTTATTCTTACCAGCAAAGATTTTGATACGCTTCGTTGTCTGCCTATTGATAAATTAAACGAAGTAATGAATGCTTGCGATGTAGGCATCAACACCTGTTCAGGCGAAGGGTGGGGTCTCGTTAATTTTGAACATGCTGCAACTGGAATAGCTCAAATTGTTCCTGATCATACGAGCTCAAAAGAAATCTTTGATGGTTTACCTCGTGCTCGCGTTGAAAGCTGGGAAACTGATAAAAATTATGGCTTAGAACGTGGTCAAATATCTTCTAGCCATTTAGCGGAATTGCTTTCTTTTTATTATCACAATCGCAATGATCTTGCAGAAGCAGGAAAATGGTGTCGTGATAAATTGCTGGATAATAAATATGAATGGACAACTATTGTTGGCCAACTTAATGAAATTATTGAACGAATGTTAAAGAAACCAGTTGAAGCTGGAGAAGGCTTTGGAAAAAAGCAATAGGGGATAGCGTTAATGCGTTATTCCCTAAAACTTCTTCCACCATTGCGGACTTTTCTAAAGGACCAGCTTATTGTATCAGCATAGAAGGCGATGAACGCAGGCAACTGTTTAAACAACGTTTAGATGAACTTAATCAAACTTTTGAGTGGTGGCCTGCGATAGACGGAAGGAAAATTAATAGAGCCGCAATGGAAGCAATGACGGAACGCAGAATTGTATGGGATAAGTTTGGAGGTACTGATGCATTAAGACGTACTGGTGAGTTAGCACTTACGCTTTCCTCCATTGAATTATGGAAACATGCTTTAGCTAAAGGATTAAAGCAAATAGCAATTACTGAAGATGACACAACATTACGAAGTGCAATTATTATGCCAGTGCCAGATGATGCTGACTTAGTATTTTTTAATAACAGAAGCTTCCGCAATCACATTGGACTTACTTGGGGAGGAGTATGTGGCACCGATGGTTACGTGGTAACTCAAAAAGGCATGGAAAAACTTTTAGATATTTTTGAAACTATTTTCATGCCACTTGATTTGCAAATGTTAGTTCAAATGGAAAGTATGCATCAATGCCAGCATCATCTCATTGAATGGTGTCAAACTGATAAACCAATGCTTCGTAGTTATACAGCACCACCTTTAACTTTCCATGGTAATTTTTCTTCACGTATTCGCTGATGCTTTTTCATTCTTTTTATTGCGACAATATTGACCCACGTATTGTTGCGCTTCATAAAGAAGCTTGCGATATTATTGGATTAAATGTTCAATATCATTTGGAATCCATTGCAGGATTGAAAGCCGAAGGAATTAGCCCTCATCATGCTCATGGGCGATGGATGGAAAGATTATTTGATAATCAAAAAGAAGAATTGATTGGGTTTATTGATATTGATTGTATTGCGCTTTGCTTGTCTGTTGTTGAGTCAATGAAAGCAGAAGTTGAACAAAATAAAACAATGATAGGAGTGGCTCAATGCGCAAATCATTTACCATCACATCATATTCCTTACGCAGCCCCTGCCTTCATGGTAGCCAAGCGTTCATTATGGAATGAAATTGGTAGGCCAAGGTTAGTAGCCAATGGAGAAGCGGATACTGCTCAAGCGCTTACAATAACGTGTTTAGCAAAAAATATGAATGTTGGTTTATTGCTTCCTGAAAGCCATGAGCTAAAAGCACCTTCTTGGCCGCTAGCTGATTTAGGGAGCTTTGGTATTGGAACTATATATGGCAATGGCCGAATATTTCATCTATTTGAAAGTTCTAAAGGACCATCTTATTTACATTTGATGGAACAACAAGTAAGTAAATTACGGACTTACTAATTTTATCCCATCGTTCTATCTCATGACTGAAATCAAAAAACAAATCATGCTGCAAGATCTATCTAATTGCTTGCAAGTAGAAACAATTTTAGCAGCTCATGGCATTGGCTACTGGAAAAATCCAGGCGGCACTGATAAACAAAAATGCGAAGATATTGGAATCGCTTCGGATAGTCATTCGTATGGCCCGGTGTATGAATATCTACTTTCAAATGTAAATAAAAAACAAAAAAGTTGTATCTTGGAAATTGGAGTGCAATATGGAGGATCAATGTTGTTATGGCATGATTACTGCCCTAATAGCTTTGTAATTGGGATAGATATTGAAAATCGTGTGCATGATAAAATCAAATCCAACTTGGAACCTAATCGCCATGCTTTATTTATTGCGGATGCTTATTCGCAGGAATTAATAAAGAGAATAAAAGATATCGCTTCTGATGGTGTTGATC